CTATCTTTACACCAAAGTGGTTCACCATATTCGGATGCCAAATCTCTTGATGCTCTTTCAGATTCTATCTTTAATTGAGAGAAAATCTTACGAGTTTCAAATTGAGCAGTCATTCCTTCAAATGGAATACCTCTTTGTTGTAGATATGTGTGCCAACCTAATACCCCAAGACCTAATGCTCTACCTTTTTCTGCTGAACGAACTGAGTTTTCGAATCCACGAAGTCCCTTTGCCTTTTGAATAAATTCAGAAAGAACCCCATCCAAGAACCAAATTGAAGTATAAACTAAATCAGTATCTTTCCACTCATCATACTTTGCTAAATTTAGGGAGGATAAACAACAAACAAATGAATGTGATTCATCGGTATGTAAGGTGATTTCAGAACAAATGTTAGTCATGAATACCTTCAAACCATTAATCTTATACATATCGGGGCTTTGTTTGTTTACATTACCCTTAAACATGATATATGGTTCTCCGGTTGCCTTTCTTTTCTGAAGTAATTTACCCCACTTTCTTCTTGCAGTTTCATCCCCATCTTGAAGTTTTCTCATAAACTTATCACCTATCACTGCACATTGGTGTAGGTTTAGTGATTGTCTATTTACATCTCCTTTTGGTTCTCTGATTTCTAACCATTGTTCGAAATCTTTATGTTCGATGTTTAAGTTTACTGATGCAGCTCCTCTACGAACTGAACCTTGGTTGGTTGCAAGAATTGTAGAATCATAAATTTTACAAAACGGTACAACTCCATCAGAAGTTCCATTACCAGTAATTACGGCTCCTGCAGGTCTGATTTGGTTGATTCCAATGCCAACCCCACCGCCATGTTTTGCGAGTAGCATCAACTCCAAGTTTTTGTTTCCAATATCAAAGATTGAATCTGCTACATCAATACCAAAACAAGAAATTGGTAAACCTCTATCAGTACCAGTATTTGATAATACAGGTGTTGCCAAATTCAACCAACCTCTCCAAATATAATCGAAGAATTTAGTTGCCATTTGTGGTTTATTCAATCTCTGAGCTACTTTACTTGCAACTCTCCAATATGCATCTTTTGGTTTCTCACCAGGAAGTAAATACCCTTTAGAAATTGTTTTTACATAAATTTCTGTATTACCCCATGATGGGAAATCAACATCGAGTTCCCACCCGAGTTCTTCGCCGTAGTTTTTAACTGCCATTTTTTCTATATTATTTTAAAATAAATCTGACCAATCTTCTCCTTCATTCGCCTTGGAATAATCAGTAGGTCTGATTGCGAAGAAATCGGTATGTGTAGTTCCACCAGTAAGGTGATAAAACCATTCTAATTCGTTTGCTTTTTCTCTATCGTATTCAAAAGTTCCTTCATATCCCAACTCAACTAATTTTTCATTTATTCGTTGAACGATAAAGTGTTTTAAATCATCTTTTTTAAGATTTTCCAAATCACCCAATTCAAACATCTTATCAATGAATTTGTGTTCCAACTCCATAATGAGTTTTCCTGCGTTGTATATGGATTCTTTTGCTTCTGATAATAATTCGGGATATTCCTCACACATATGTTTGAATAATTGGCATCCCATTCTACTATGAAGTGATTCATCTCTAACGCTCCACTTCATTTGTTGTCCAATTCCTTTCAATAGGTTTCTCATTTGGAATGAGTAAAGAACTGCAAATGAAGAGTAAAGAGATACACCTTCAGAAAATGCAGAGAAGATTGCTAAACTTCTACCAACTTCTTTTCTTGCAATTGGATTAGTTCTCAAATCTTCGGGTGTCCAATCGGCAGAAGTTTGAGTTAGGAGTTCAAACTTCTCTGCAACTGCAGGTTCGTGCAAGAATGCAGAGAAGTCATCCAACCCCAAAGTTTCATTCAAATATGAATAAGCAGTAGCGTGAATCGTTTCTTGAGAACCGAACATCATTGCCATTTGTCTTATTTCGTGTTTTGGAAACCATTTGGTCACCATCCCAGTCCAATAATCACTAACGGCACATTCGGTTTGAGCAAAACCAAGGAGAATGTTCCCAACCAAATGTTTTTCTTCTTTGGTTAGATGCTCATTCCAATCCTTGACATCACCTTGCATTGATATTTCAGTATGTAACCAAAAAGCTTGTGCTTGTTTTAACCAACCTTCGGTATAATATACTGGAAATTCAAATGGTTTGAAAGGGATTCTTTCTGTGAATAATTTGCTCATTTCTCAAAAATTATTTAGTTTCTTCTACTGATACTTTTCTATATTCTGTTACTAATTTTTTCAATTCACCAATCGCTTTTCTAGCTCTTGATTTTGCGGCTTTAGTAGTTCCGTTGTGTTCTGCTTCAAATTGAGTAAATAAATCTTTCATTTGCTCAAATAATTCTTGTGAATTTGCCATAAATAATTTTTTTTAAGTTAAACATTTTTTTGTTACTACCTCGTGTAGGTAGGTGAGTATAACTATGATATATATTAAAAAAGAAAATCAAATTTTGGAAAAAAAATTTAACTTTTTGATTGTTCTATATTATCCTAATTTATACTCGGGTATGTAATAATTTTTTGATATACTGATTATCCAAAAAACTTATTTACATTGGTATTTTCTTTATATTTTTGATAATTGTGGTTAAAAACATTCATATTGAATTCTGGTTTTTGGATTTTTTCATATCCACCGAGTTTTACCCTTTTTTCAAAAATCAAATCTACTTCTTTTGGATTTTTCAACCCATTATATTCTTCGTATTGTTGGAGTATTCTTTTGGCAGGTTTTGATATTGGATAAATATATCGAAACATCAATCCCCTAATTCTATCAATTTCTTTGTATTCACAAAAATCGTGAGTCAACCAAAATACTTTATTTTTTCCTTCCCATCGGGCATTTTCCTTACATAGTTCTTTGGCACTTCTTGGGTGTATCTTTTCACCACTTACCCTATCCATATAGACATCGGTTTTAAAATTACCTATGTATTTAAAATTGGATGCCTGATACACAAACCCACATTTACCCATAATACCATCAGCAAGAGTGTAAATAAACTTTACATTGGTATTTTTCCTTACCCAATCTAATAAGAGTTTGATGGCTTGAGAACCAAAATTACTACCATTCTTATCCGGTCTAAAACACATTTTCCCAATTTCAAAATAATCAGTAGTGATTACATCATCCTTGTAGAAGATTTTTTGGATGGTTTGTAGGGGTTGTGTTCCCCATCCAAGAGTAATAACCCCAACTAATGAATCTCCTTCATAATACCCCAAATACCACTTTGTCAATCTTGGTAGTATTTTACTATAATGATATTTTTGGATAAATGGAATTGCAGTATTTTTATGTATAGGTTTGATTTCCATTCTATCCAAAGAACTTATTTACTTTTTCTACCACTTCAGGTTTTACTTCTATTTTCTTATCTTTATGTGGATTGTTTATTTCGTAGTTTATTCTACCCTCTGCTATTTGGAAATACTCTTCTTCTCTTTCTATACCAATGAAATCAAATCCACCTCTAACTGCAGCTTTTCCAGTAGAACCCGAACCCATAAAGGGGTCAAGAGTTGTTCCACCTTTCGGTGTCACTAAACGAATAAGATATAACATCAAATCGGTTGGTTTTACAGTTGGGTGTATATTACCTTCACTTCTATCACTCTTATTGGTTTTAGGACAATAGAAGAAACGAGACACACCTTCATATTGTTCATCTAATATTTTTCCTGCATCTTCATCAAAGATTACATTTGCAGGAAATCTACCAAGAGTTTGAGCGTGTTCTACTTTTTGTTTCATTTTCTCACCAAACCCTTTCATCTTCTCTTCATCGTGCATCCATGGTCTATCAAATCCTTCAATATCCAATACTGAGCCATTTGTTGCACCACCACCAAGATTATCATTAGTAGGTATTCTGCTATCATCTATGTTTATTCCACCAGTACCCCACTCTAATACATTATTGCCTACCGTTTTTCCACTCAATGGTTTTCTTGCCATTACAATAGGTTCGTGTGCAGGTTTAAGAGCAGTTCCCCAACCTCCCCATTCGTTTGTTATTTCATATACAGGTATATCACCAGATATTTGTTTTCCGCCCATAGAAATTCCTGGTACATATTCTTTTGAGTATGAATAACCACTTGTACCAGTTTCTACTTTAATTCCTTGTTTTGTCCCAATCTGCTTTAGATTTTTTATACCACCAACTTTAATCTTTTCAATATCTTTACCAATATCTCTTGATTTAGGAAATCCTGAACCATATATCCACATCATTTGGTCTCTAATCTCAAACCCAGCATTTTCAACACCACTTGCTAATCGGTGGTACATTCTACTTCCACCAAATGCTAACATATAACCACCTGGTTTTAGAACTCTCATACATTCCATAGACCATTCGGTCACCCATTTCTCAAACTCAATATTATCGGCAAGGGTGGTCATTTTCATACCAGCTCCTAAACCTTTGACCACTTGTGATTGGGTTTCTTTAGTTGCCTTTACTTTATCCCAATCTTTACCCATAAACGAAAGTCCATAGGGTGGGTCTGTAACGATTGAGTCAATAGAATTATCTTCTAATTCTTTTAGTTTATCTAAACAATCTCCTAATAATAATTTCATAAAAAAAACTTATATTTATCCAATCTATTTTTAATCAAATCAAAATATTCTTCTTCTTTTTCTATAAGAATGTATTTACGATTTGTGTTTATACATACCTCACCCAATGTTCCACTACCTGCAAAGTTGTCTAATATAGTATCACCTTCGTTTGATAAGATTAAAACTAATCTCTCAATTAATTTATATGGTTTTTGTGTTGGATGTTTCAATTTCTCTTTACTATTATGTGGTAAGGCTGGTATATCATCCCAAACATCACTCAAACTTATACCATCTTTTAATATTCCTTCGGTATATTCTTTTCGTGTAGTATTTGGTTTTATTTTTATGGTATTAAAAACCCCCCTATCACCATTTGTATAATAACAAATAGGTTCATACCCACTTGATAATGCATTACCTCTGGATGAATTAAATGCCCTTTTTCTACTCCAAATGATTATTCGTTTTTCAGTAAAGTATTCATCAAGTATTTGAGAAATATGACGGTTATATTGTCTTCCAGTAAAGATTGCTAGATTACCATTTTCCCTTATTATTCGTTTGTATTCTACAATTAATCTCCTTGCCCAAACTAAATACTCATCTAAATCTTTCCATTGATTATCCCAATCTTCCTTTACTACACCAAAGAATGGCCAATCGGTAATAATATGGTCTATACTATTATCTTCTAATTCTTTTAGTTTATCTAAACAATCTCCTAATAATAGTTTCATAAATTATCCCATGTTTTCTACATACTTTTTGTGAAGTAGTTGTTTTGTTTCTAATTGACCACTTGCTGCTTCTTTTGTTGCCAAGATTCCATCAGGAGTATTTCCCTCATACACTTCAATAAAACCTGTGTTTGTATCCATCTTACAAGGGAAAGTGATTCCATCTTGACCAAATCGGTTTTTCATCACATGGCAACGAGCAGTATTATTCAATTTATCTTTTGATTTTCTACTCCAAGACATAATAAAATCTGCATTCATTACTTTTGCGTATGAATCTGCAATCTTATCTGCTTCAATAACTTCACTATCTATCGCTGAACGATTGGTTTGTGATGCAGTCCAAACTGGTATTCCTAATTCACCACCCATACCACGAAGGTCAATATACACTCCACCTTGTTCGGCGTAAGTAGAATCAGTTTTGTTAGAGTGAGAAAGTAAAAGGTCAGCGTAATCCACGATAATCAAATCAGGTTTATTACCTGCTGCAATCATCTTCTCAATGTGTGCTTGTAATTTCTTTACACTCACCCCCTTCGGTGGATAATACTTGATAAGTAGTTTACCACGAAGTCCTCTAATCTTTTGTTTTACCTCTTCGGTTTTTTCTTTAAGTTGGGCAGATGGAATGTGAGTGAACACGGTATCGTATCTAGCACCTACATAGTGTTCGGATAATTCCATAGTATAGTGAACTACCGATAATCCTGCTCGTACTGCTGCTGCCCCCAATGCGGTTAGAATCCAAGTCTTACCTACACCAGATGGTGCAACTACTACTCCCAATTCACCTGGTCCTAATCCACCATCCATCAAATCATTTATAGGTTTCCAATCGGTAAGGACGGTATCTCTCTTCTCATCAGTTGACCTTTCATCAAAATCAAGTAGATAATCGTGTCCCAAATCATTTTCTACACCAACTTTCATTGCCTTATCTACTAATTCCTTGATTCTATCATAAGAACCTGCTTTTAGTAAATCAACTGATTGTAAGATTACTTGTTTTAGATTTTGGTTTTTACAAAAATCGGTAAACTCGTTTTTGATATAATCCAAATCAACATTACCAACTTGGGTAAAAATATGTTTTAACTGGTCAACAATAGTTTTCTTCAAAACATCATTATCCATTTTAGATAATTGAACTTTGAATACATCAAGAGTTGGAGTTTTTCTATAATCTTTATGATAATCAAGTACTTCACCAACAATCCATTTGTTAGCCTCACTCTCAAAAAACTTCGTAGTTGTAATTTCGGAAATAGTATCTAAAAATTTACCATCGGTAAGTAAAGCCGATATAACTTTTGATTGAAACGATTGACCATATTTTGATAAAGTATCTACTTCTTGCATTATATTAATTTTCTACAAAGATACGAAAAATGTATGATATATACAAATTCCTTTAAAAATTTATTTTTCGAATACCCAAATAGGTTCACCAAATGCTTGATTTTTGGTTTCTTCGGCGAGTTCTTTCATATCATCCGAATAGTATTCTGATTTGGCAGTTCCCGAACCACCATTGTTTGGTCTTGCTGCTAGTTGCATTCCAATACAACCTCTATACTTCAATCCCTTTGATTCTAAAAACTCATTCATTGGATTTACAATTTCCAAATAACCCTTATCGGGTGCAGAGTAAACATCTGCGATATTGATTGCAAGTATTCCACCCTTTTTAAGAGTTGGAATCATTTTATCCAAAGCGGTATGTAAAAATCCTTTATTCCAAGCATCAATTTGTTTGTATCTCAAATACGATTGACCTTCATCAGTTGAATACCTTTCAGTATTGAAATACGGTGGAGATGTAAATATAGTATCGAAGTAATTTTCGTATTGAGAATAATCTACATCTTCTGCCGGTTGAGGTATAAATGTTGCAGTTTTTGATTCTTCAAAGAAAGTTCGGTATTTCTTATAGTAATTCTCTTGTTTTAAGTAGTTCTCATGGTTGCTTAGGTTCGGATCTATACCAACATAGTGTTTAGTAGTTTCACCCGCGTAGAACCCACAGAAACGGTCTCCCCACCCTGCTGAAAAATCTAATACATTCTCGGATTTAAAGTAATCATAAAATGCTTTAGCAATGACTGGTTTGAATTGAGAAGCAACATACTTTCTCATCTGAACCGCAAGAATTATATTCGCTTTATTTACATCTACCAAATGGTCTGCAAGTGAGAAAAAAGCACGAACTACGGTTTGAATTCCTTTTGGAGTTTGCCAAGTTCTAAAACCTGATGGCATTCTTACCCAATCTACTTTATGACGATTTTCTATATGGAATTTATTTGATGCCTTGTTTCCTGTATTTATCTTTTTAAAATACATTGGTTTACCATCAAAATTCAAATCATACTTTGAATCTCTTCCATTTCTTGGAAACCAATCACCTTCTACAAGAATATCTTTCCACCAAGTTCCTTTTAATTTTTGATAATCTTTTAGAACATCTTCATCGGACATATCGGGTAACGGGTATGGATATGTATGGAGAACATCAGAAATTGCTTCTACAACTTCTTCTTTTTCCCAAGTTTGTTTAATCCAATCCCACTCCTCTTTCTCAATAGTAAGATAAGGAGTCATCCCATAAAACTTTTTAAAGTATTCTTTGATTTCCATTACCAGTATTGGTTGATATAAATCGGTGTCATTTCTCCTACATATGCACCCCAACAATTATATCCTAAAAAATCAATTGCTTCAGTATATTCGGTTTCATCAAATTCATGAAGGAGTTGAACCATCATTTCTTTTGAATATACCAATCTCCCATCATCGGTTATACCAACAATAGCATCATCATAAAAATCAGGATTTCCATCAGGACCATCGGGTTTTAGGGAACCGGCATCTTCTGCTACATCTAATATATCGTATAAATTTATTTCCATTTTTTTAATCAGTTATAATATTTCCAAATGTTCCTTTTAACCAATCATTTACATCACCAAAGTTATTGACAACTTTATATTTTAGGAGTATTTTTAGAAAATCAATTTTATTTAGTGGTTTGATTTCTTCGTTAAATCTATCCAACACTTGCATTTTGATTATACCACTAATATCAGGGTCTTTTAATTGCATCAATTTCTCATTCATTAGTATTTGTTCTTTTGATTCAAGAATATCATTATACAATTTTACCTTACCTTTAGTTTCTACTTTTTTAGTTTCACAAAGTTGGAATAAATCATCTACTGATAATTGTTTATTTTCAGTAATTTCAGGGAATCTTTTTATCACTGTTTTGATACCACAGCCATAAACTCCTGGTATATTATCCGATACATCACCATCTAATATACGATATAGAAGAAGATTTTTTGATTCGATTCCAAATTCTTCTCGTATAACTTTTTTGTTATAGATTTTCTTTTTAGTGGGTGACCAGACGATGGTTTTATCATCTACTAATTGGAGAAAATCCTTATCAGTAGACATTACCACCGCCTGCTCATCCTCTTTTAACAATTGAGTTGTAATATAAGCCATTACATCATCTGCTTCTACTCCATCATATATCATTGATGTAACTGGAAGGTAATGTAATAATTCATGTAACCAGACGAATTGCCGTTTCATAGATTCTTTTTCATCTTCTACTGTCATTAAATCAGTATACTGACGATTTACTCTAAAACGGTTTTCTTCTCTTTGTGCTTTATACCCATCAAATTGTTTTTTACGAGTCTGAGAACCACCTTTTCCATCAAACACTACAATACATCTTGTTGGTTGAACTTGTCTTATTGCGTAACCTATTGATTTTAGAACACCAACTACACCACCGACATGGTCACCGTTATCATTCATTGTAGGAATGGATGTCCAACATCTAATAAATGTGTTTAGACCATCGATAATCAACACTCGAGAATTCTTATGTTTATCGATATTTTGGTTGCGTTCTATTTCAACCGAGTTCAAAATGTTTTTGTAGAGTTCCTTCATTATTTGGAAAAATATTTATCAATTGCTTTTAATCTATCATCGGCATCCACCAACATTTTCAATGCATCTTCTGCATTGTTGTAAAAATCAGTTGTTGAATGGTCACCAATACCAACACCGGTGTTTCCCAATAAATCCAAAGTAAGTAAAGCCTTAGCCTTATCTGCTTCTGCAGAAGTTTTTAACATTGTAATTAAATTCTTATTCATTATTTCAAATTTTAAATTAATCATCCATTCCTTCACCACCCTCGGTGATTTCCATGCTATCAATATCCAATGTATCTGATTTATATTGTAGGATGGTTTCTTCACAAATCTTTTTGTAAATTTGTTCTCGTAAATCATCACGAGTTTCCATCATTTCAATAAAATCTTTTGATTGGAATTTTACTTCTTCACCAGTTTCGGTATCGATATAAGCATACCAAGCACCTGCTTGTTTAACTAATTTATTATCTTTCATAACACCCAACCAAGAACCATAATTATCAATACCTCTATCAAAGAAAATATCAAAATCTGCTGCTCTCAAAGGTGGGCCCATTCTATTCTTGATAACTTGTGCTCGTACTTTCATACCCACAATTTTATCTTGTCCTCCAGTCTTAACTTTAATCTGTCCCATACCTTTCAATCTCAAACGAACTGATGCGTGGAATGCAAGGGCTTTACCACCTGAAGTAGTCCAAGGGTCACCGAATGGCATTGCATTTAGTTTCTGTCTGAGTTGGTTAGTATAAACCAAAAGGATTTTTTGTCTACCAATCATGTTGGTAATTTTTCTCATCGCCTTTGAGATGATGATTGCCTTATCAGTAGCATATCCATCTTTTCCATAATCAGCTGCTAATTCAGTTTTAGTTGATGCTGCTGCAACCGAATCGGTTACAATAGTCACTAACTTATTCTTATCAGTTTGTCTAACTTTTTCAATGATGGTTTCGGTAAAATCAAAGATTTGTTCTACTGAATCTGCCGATACATAAAGTAGTTTAGAAACATCCACACCGATTGCTTCTAAAAATTCTCTACTTACTGCAGTTTCAGTATCAATCAATACCGCAACACCACCTAGCTTTTGTGTTTCAGCTAGGAGGTGAGCGGATAGTAATGATTTACCTGATTGTTCTAAACCAGTTACCTCAACAATTCTACCTACTGGCAATCCACCATAAGGGCGGTTAGAAATTGCAACATCCAACATTGCACATCCAGTAGATACCCATCCATCAACATTGGTGGGTGCTTCATCTCCATCGAGAAAGAAGGCTACCTTCTGATCTTTGGAATATTTATTTAGCTCATCCGCAAGGATATCCGCTAAATCCAATTCTTGTTTTTTTGCCATAAATAAGGTTTAATTAGGAATTAAATAAATCATCAAATGCTGCTTCAACATCAGTTAAAGAACTTGATACTTTTGGAGTTTCTACCGAACCACCCATATCATGGGATACCGTCTTGGTAGTAGAAAGTGTTTCTTGTGCTACTGATTTTTCACTTGATGTAGTTTGAGCTGCCTTTGTAGGGTCTAACCAACTTTCCAATACATTCTTCAATTCATCGTAAGAAAGTTCTTGATACAATTCAGTAATAGCAGTTTGTTCGTCAATGAACGCCTTTGCCTTTGCTGAATCTTCTGAAATTGGAGTTTGATTTGGTTTAACTCGAAGTGTAGTTGTTGGATACGAAGTTCCTGCATCTTCAGCAGATACATATTCTACGGTCAAATCTCTACCTGCAGTTGGGTCGGTAATATCACCATAATCAGGGTCTGCAATGTATCCAAGAATTTCTTGATATACCGTTTTACCAAATCCCCAAAAACGAACTCCTTCACCTTCTTCACCACGAACGATGACAGGTACGAAAGTTCTCAACTTAGGTTCCATTGCCTTTGCTGCCTTCCAATCTTCCTTATCACCCATTCTTTTAAGTTTTTCTGCAAACTCCACAATAGGGTCAGGTCTACCGAAAGACATAGGGGAAAGATAAGTTTTGTTGTTGATATTGTAGTGGAAATAAAGTTCAATAAAAGGATTGTCTCTATTAAACTTGTAAGGAACGATTCTTACTTGATGCTTACCAGGAGTTGGTTTCCACAATGCATCGGTTTTCTTTTGAGTGTTTTGCAATTTGCCTAATCTAGCACGGATTGCGTTAATGTCTAATGCCATTTTCTTTTTGTTTTAAAGTTAATTAATTAATTTGTTTTATGGTTTTATTTACGAGTCTTTCCTACTCGCGGTGTGTACTTATAAGTATAGAATTTACCGATTTTCTGATACTTTTTTTGGTGTTATTTTTGAATTACAAAGATACGAAAAATAATTGACATTACCAACTATTTTGCCCATTTTCCATTCTTTACAATCTGAGCAATGATACCATAAACTGATAAATCTTGGTAAGTGTCATTGATACTTTCACCAACGGTATCACTATATCCCAATACCACTAATTGTTTTAATCGTTGGATTTTATCATTCATTCTGAACCACAATCCAGTCAAGGATAATTTAACATCATCTTGGGTTTGTAATTGAGTTCCTACCGAAATATTACTCGGACCATAGTTTAATTGTTTCTTACAAAACAACTCATATTGAGTAAACATAATTGCTTTGAATTCATCCGTCATCTCGGGATACATTTGTTCAACTTGTTTTACCACAGCCGGTTCATCGTATTGTACTACTCGAATCTCATCTTCCTTTGGAAGGATATTCATTTGAATTTCTTTTTTTGCTTCTTGTTTTATAACCTTTCTTTCCATAATTTATTTTTCTAATACCCATCTAAGAGTATCAATTTGAGTTTGTATTTTTAATATATTAATATCGTGCAGGATATCGAGTTTCATCTCTTTTGAGAGTGCAAGTTCTAATTCTGATATTTTTATTAGAATATCTGTTTCGTTTTTCATATTAAAACTTCTGAATTACCAACATCGCATCACTTACATCTTCTGGTCTTAAATAACCAACTACATCACTTAGAATATCTGTTTCGTTTTTCATATTAAAACTTCTGAATTACCAACATCGCATCACTTACATCTTCTGGTCTTAAATAACCAACTACATCACCATTTGCAACTGGATTATCGTAGTGAATCTCACCATCTTTTAATACGGCTAATTCATATAATGTTCATTATAATCAGTATCACCAAAAAAGAACCCACTTGTGGTTGGTAATAACTCTTCCCCTTTTGATGGATTTTCTTTAACTTGTTTACACATATCTAATAAATTCATCAAATCATCAATATCAACATAATACGATTTACAATCATCTTCTCCATTTTGGACATTCTGAACGAACCAATTATGAATGTGATTTGCCTTTCTCCAATACCCAACTTGTTCTTCAATATAAGAAACTCGTTCGGGTTTAATACTTTCAACGAGTTTACCACCTCGTTTTACAATTACTTCATGTCTTTCTTCGGGTTTATGATGGTCCCAATTTTGCACATAAGTTTTCTTTGATAAATACATATCTAATCCCATAACTTTATTTTTGTTTATTTTTTAAAAACTTATCAAGAGCATCCAGCATTCGTTGTACCGGATAAGTACCTTTTTCAGCAGGATCCCATAAATGATAATCTTCACAAGCAATGTAGTAGAATTCTTCCAATTCACTTACTGGCATCATGTTTGTAGTTTTAGTTTTCATATCTTTATTTTTATTTATTTCTCCAAAACGTACTTCATCATCTCTTGCATCTTGATAATCATAAGTTCCATTTCATCCTTACTAAGATACAACCTACCGTTTAATGTTTTATCATCCAACTCCCTAGTTTCAACTATGATACCATCAAACCCCTCAGTTGGATAAATTTCAACATTTTGTTCTTCAGTCGCAATAACTGTCTTATTCCAAACTTTATTTTTCACAACTTTTTTAATTTTTAGGTTTTACAATAATTTCTAAATTATTATCATCAAAACGAAGTCCAACAACTTCCCCACCATTTTCATTTTCATCGGCCTCAACCAACTCCAAAAACTTTTTGAGGTCAAATGCTCGGATGAATATACCACCTTGTGCGTATTCACCATCATAACTATCTTTCCAAAATACTTGTTCGTTAAACATATCTTATTTTTCTAATACCCAATTTAATATTTTAATTTTTTCGTTTGCTATGATGATGGAGTCATTTCCTTCAATCGGATTTTCTTTTTTAATATGAGATACCCACATTTCTAATTCCGATATTTTTATTAAAACATCTGTTTCGGTTTTCATATTTAGAGTTTTTGAACTTCAATCATTAATTCACTAACTTCATCTTCAGATAGGTATCCTACTACATC